GTCAGGCAATGTTCTAAAGGGTACATTCACCGAAATGAACTCCATGCTAATGGTTGCAGAACAGGCATATCAAGCATTGAGCGCCGTCATCAAAGAAACTGTAGGGGTAACGGTTGACTATGCCGCGGAGGTTAGGGATTTACAGCGTGCCAGTGGAATGAGCGCCGAAGAAACGTCGAAAATCATTCAAGTATTTGATGACATGGATGTCAGTGCTGAAACGCTAACAATGTCACTTCGTAAAATGTCACAAGAAGGTATCACATTCTCCGTTGATAAAATGGCGGAAATGAGTGACGAATATTTGAAACTTGCCGCTGGTTCAGAACGAAATAAGTACCTGTTGGATAACTTTGGACGCGCTGGACTTGAAATGGGAAAGGCTTTGGAAATCGGTAGCGATGCTATAAAACAGATGGCTGATGAAATGGACGGTTCACTTATCCTGACACAGGAAAACGTTGATGCTGCCAGAGAATATGAAATAGCAATGGATACACTAAACGATACTGTTATGGGGGTAAAAATATCTATCGGCAATGAACTGGTTCCCGTAATGGTTAAATTAGCAGACACGCTAACCATGGTGATGACTGCCCAAGATAAAGTAAATGACGTTACAGAAGAACACGTCGATAATATTATTTATACAACTAAAAGCTATGAAGAATACAGCGATGAAATAAATAGATTACTAAAATTACTTGGCACTGGTGCTTGGACTACAGACGTATTATCCGAAGCTGAATGGGAATTAGCAAGGGCTGTGCAATATGCAACAGAACAATCATCCGGCCTTGTTGATATGAACGAAAAATTAAAGGTATCAACTGAAGACGTTACAGAAGAAACTAATAACACAGTTGATGCAATGAAAAAGTATAACGAACAATTGGTATTCCAAATTGCAAGTGAAGGATTATCAGCGGACGCAGCTTTAGAATTAGCTTATGCAATGGGACTTGTTGACCAATCTACAGTTTATGCTACTGAAAAAATAGCAACCTACGCACAAATGTTAGAGAATAAAACAATATCACAAGCAACATATACTGCATTAGTGGCAGGATTAGCAGCCGCACTTGATGGAATGCCTTCGGATGTGAATATAGATCTATGGTTGAAGATACATGACTATGATAAATTTCAACATGTCGCTAACGCAATCGGGGCAGGTAGTGTTGGTGTTGGTGATGATAGTCCAATCATGGAAGCCGCAGGCGGTCCCGTTCGTCCCGGACAAACCGTCGTCGTCGGCGAAAGCGGTCCAGAAATACTACAGATGGGACAAAACGGGGGACACATCTACCCGACAAACGTTACCAATAATTTTAACTTAGGCGTCACGACATTACAGAACGCTAACAGCATACAGACAGCATTTGCAATCATGCAGGCTATGGCATAGGTGAATTATGACACTTGAATATCTGAATCTACACGTAGTAAAACCAACTAAAACCACTGACACCAATCTGGTGACGAACCCGTCCTTTGAATTGAACACAACGGGCTGGACTGTTGTAGCATCCGCGGCAAGTGCTGACACTTCAACCGCAAAGCGTGGCTATCAATCGCTTTGTGTGACTTGCACAACAGCGGTTTATTCCGGTGTTTATTTCGGCAATATTGCTGTAACTGATACTAATACTTATACATTTAGCGTTGATGTAAAGGGCGCTAACGGTATTCCATATACAATAAACGTTCGTGACACATCTGCTAATTTATTAAGCACTGAAACAACGTTCACAGGTACAGGCTACTGGAATAGACATGTATGCACTTATACCGCAACTGCAACCGAATCAATAATGCTTTTTATCCTGAAAAATAATAACGAAAGCATACTACCGTTTTATATCGACGGTGTTCAATTTGAATTAGAGCCAGAACAAACCACCTACTTCGACGGGGATAGTGAGGATTGTTACTGGACGGGACAGGCGCACGCAAGCACGAGCGTAAGACTTGCCACATCAAGGCACGGTGGGACGCTGGTTGACTTGTCTGATTATATGCACCTGTCATCATTTATGGGATTGGGCATGTCACCCTATACCCTGACAAAGCAGATGAAAGCGGACGGGCGTTCTTTATTCCAACGGACTTTGAAGCGTGACCGTGAATTGATTTTGACGGGTGAAATCATCGGTGCTAATTATGACGCATTGCAGACGAACCGCAAGGCTATCATTGACCTGTTCAAACCGGATTACGTGACGGGTGATCAGGACGTGACCATCATGTATCAGGGGACTACGAGCGCCGGATTGCCAGCAAGTGAAACGGTGTTCTTACGGGTAAGAATGCGAAGCGATGGTATGCTTGGCAACTGGAATAAACCGACACAAGAGAACCTAGCTTTGATATTTGAAGCGTATGACGATTTGTATATGGACGGGGATAACGCGGCGGTGCTTGGTACTTCGTCAACATTAGCAAACGCTGATTATATCGTTTATCAGGACACAGACGGTATCTGGTATAGTATGGCAGGGGTGACGGGCGTAGTTTATACAATTGCACAACATCCTATTACAAAAGTTATTTATATCGGCGGTGATTTTGATAACGCTGGCAGTGATGGTGCTGCTGATAATCTGGCAATGTGGAACGGAAACGCGTGGGTTAGTGTTGTAGCCGGCATAGTTGGCATTGTATATGCTTTAAAATTTGACGCCTCTGGAAATTTATACATCGGTGGTGATTTTGACGACTTAGGAGATGCAAATGGCGACAATATTGTTATGTGGAATGGTACAGCGGTATCTAGTTTAGGAACTGGGTTAAATGATCCGTGCGGATCATTTGCAATTGATTCAAATGGTTATTTATATGTTGGTGGTGATTTTACGCTTGCTGGAGGAGTCGCCAATACTGTACATATTGCAAAATGGGACGGGGCTGTCTGGACACCTTTATCAACGGGGTTATCGTCTGGTGTTGGTGGTATTGCTATTGACAAAGACGATAATTTATATATCGTTGGAAACTTTACAAATGCTGGTGATGCTAACGGTGACTATATTGTTAAATGGACTGGTTCGGCTTGGGTAAGTTTAGGAACTGGCAGTAATGCCCCATTAAATGCGGCTATATTAGATGAGGCTGGCAATTTATATGTTGGTGGACAATGTACGACTTTAGGTGGAGTAACAGTTGGATATTGGGGGCGCTGGAATGGTCAAAAATGGGAAGCATTAGGAAGTGGTTTTAACGGAAATGTACATGAATTATTAAAATTTAATAATTTAATTTATATAACTGGTGCTTTTACATCAGCTGGAAATGTTACATTGTCAGACCGCGTTGCTATTTATTTAGGAAATGGAATTTACAGTCCATTAGATATAAACCTACCAGGAACACCCACGGTTTATGGTTTACTATTTGACCATCGTTATAATCTCTATATTGGATATGACACGTCATCAGCTACTAACGACGCAGAAGTGGCATACGGTATAACGCCTGTAGTCGGTGGTGGCACTGCAACACAGCCAAAGATTGTAATCACAGGGGCAGGAATATTGCGCCAAATAAAGAACTTCACAAACGGTGACGCGGTTTATTTCAACAATTTCACTCTGCTATCCAATGAAGTCATCACGCTTGATTTCGACAAGGGGATATTTACATCAAGTTTCAGGGGCAATATTCTAACGTATATATTGGAAGGAATATCAACGCTGAATTTCAAGTTAGACCCTGGCACAAACAGAATAGCGACATTCATAGACGGGACAACAGACGCCAACACTAAAGCAATTATGACATGGAAAACGCGTTACTGGAGCATCGACGAGGCTAAACGATGATAGACTACGAGATAATCCGTTATACTTCCGCAGGCGTTCCGATTGACAATTTCACCCTATCAGAGATAAGCACGTTTAGCCTTGCCTATGGTGATATGACAGTAGGGGCTTTGGTGCTACAAATGCCCCGGGCAGGACGAAGCCCGAACGATTTCGAGAAAGACCAGATCCTAGAGGTATATAGAATTGTAAACGGCGTTAAATATCTTGAGGGTGAACGAGCCTGGTTTATCCGACGGCGTGACTTCTTTGAGAACGAACAAGGGCTGGAATCAATCCTGCTTACATGCTATGACGCCAACTATTTATTAGACAGCCGGATAATCGCTTATTATGCCAATTCAGCTTATGCGGATAAGGCTGATTATTCCGACGATATGTTGAAGGCGCTTGTCTATGAGAACGTTGGCGCTGGTTGTGTTGTGTACAATTCAGTCAGTGATATTGATACCTCTAGAATATTATCAGGGTTGACAGTACAGGGTGATTTTAGTTTAGCACCGTCCATCACTAAACAATTCGCATGGGAAAAACTAAAGCCAAACCTTGATGAAATATGTGGGCAGTCACGCGAAGCAGGGACGTATCTGACTTATGACATGGTTAGAACTGGACGGGCAACATTTGAATTTCGTACTTACACAGGGCAACGGGGCAACGATTACACAGGAACCAATCGCAAGGTTGTCAGTAAAGACTTTGGAAATCTAATCAATCCGGTTTTGACGTTCGATGACGAAAACGAACGCAACTATGGATATGTCACAGGAACGGGGATTGAAGCTGCCCGAACCATCGAGATAGTGTCAGACACTGACCGCATAAATGCATCACCCTGGAATCGACGGGAACTACAGGTGTACGCGGCTTATCTATCGGCTGATAGCACCAGCGCACATTTAGCGGCGCAAGGCAACGCGGCTTTGTATGAGTTTCGTCCTAAGATACAACTGACAGGCGAAATCAGCGAAACGGAGAACTTCAGATATGGGATTGATTTTGGATTTGGTGACAAGCTGATTGGTACATATCTGGGTTATACCTTAGACGTTCATCTTGACAAGATTATGATAACCGTTAATCCATCTGGTGAACAATTTGAAACGTTGGCATTGAGAATCAGAGGTGAATCATGAGCGCTGAATTATTGAACCGTATTAGAAACCTTGAAAAGCGTATAGAGCGATTAGGAGAACGTCCAGCACCTTTTCTTGAAGACTTACGATTTCCAGCAACACCAGGGCAGCAAAATCCAGCGGTAGCAAAGCCAGATTATGACTTTACTAATCTTGGGTTTTTATTTGACGCTGGTTCGGTTGAATCAATTTATATTATCGCACAAATGCCACATGATTGGGTTGCCGGTGGAATCATTTACCCACATGTTCATTGGATGCCGACTACAACAAATACTGGTAGTGTCGTATGGACGATAGGATATAAATGGACAAATATTGATGACGCTGATGCTGGATCTGTTTTATATCCAACCGTTACACAGGCTGGAAATGGTACAGCTTATGTTCACCAGGTTGCAGACATCACCGCGATTGATGGGACGGGTAAAACATCTTCGTCAATTTTAAGTATTGGATTATTCAGAAATGCGACTGATGGGGCGGATACCTACACGGGTGATGCACTATTAAAAGAATTTGATATTCACTATATGAAAAACCCGTCAAAGTCTTATTGGACAGTATGAAGTTTAGTTATACAGATTCCAGTTATGTAAACTGGACATGGTCACGGATGCTAACAAAGACGATTGTAGTATGGAGGAGAAATGAAACTAAAACTATTGCTAGTGTTTATCGGTGTTGTTGTGATACTGCTAATGGCAGGATTGGAGATAGTACAGGGCGACGACGTTGGTTATCCCGTACCAATTGACGAAGGCTATCCGATAGATTACGGTTATCCGGTTCCGATTGAATATAGTTATCCAGAACCAGCATATCCATCACCTATAGACGAAGGCTATCCATTTTATGTTCCCGTTCCTGTTGTTGGTTATCCCGTAGAACCTGAACCCGTCAACAATCCGGTAATTCCAGATAGTTCGATTGAACAGCTTGAGCCTATCGAACCGCAATATGTGAACGGGCGCAACCTATGGCAGGAGATTGTGTATCAGTTTAGCAGACTGTTGGAGCTAATGAAATGAAAAAAGGTTTCAACGTTAATTCACACTTAGATTTAGTGCCAGCTTACTACGATATTGTTTATATAAACGCAATGTATGGCAAGGTTGTTGACCCTATGTCTATAAAATATTGGGATGCTACCAACGCACTCAAGCGTGGACTTATTCATCAGCCTGTATTGAGTGTAACAAATGATGTGAACGAGAATGCCAGCGCGTTTCTTGGATTGCTCAATGACTTATCTTATTCAGGGTGGAATAATGGTATTCCATTGATGGTAGATGTTTGGAAGGCACCTAAAGATTTTATGTACAATCTCGATCATATACGACAACACGGTATCTATATTACTCAATACTATAAACCAACATTGAAACCATTATTGAGAGTGATTGTCAGTGAATGGGAGAAGTGGTATGAGAGTAATGCAACAGAAACAATGCGGTTGCTCAATGATTACAGAATTATGTTATGTCAACCAGGAGCATTGAAACCAGAAAAACTTTCAGGAATTGGAGTATCTGATTGGTGGGAATATGATTGGGGATTGTACGCGCACGACCCGGAAACAATCTATGACGGGGTTGTAGATTTACCTGACCCGATTGAAGAGCCAGAACCGGAGCCCGAACCATTGCCAGTTGTAATAGGTGAACAAACCGTAATCAGGAAATGGAAAATCAGCTTATTCGGTGGATTGATAAAAGGCACAATCGAGGCGGTCGATGAATGAAATATTCTTACCGCTTGTTATGAATGAGTTTGTAGTAGCAGAGGAGGAGGATAATATGAAACCAATTGTAGATATTAGCTACTGGCAGCAAGGCATTGATTACGATAAGTTTGCAGCCGGTATCAGCGGTGCAATTCTACGCGGTGCATACGGGATCTGGAAAGATACCATGTTTGAAACGCACTACAAAGAATTACATGCACGGGGCGTGCCACTTGGAAGCTATCACTATATTATCGGGAACTATACCGGATTAGCGCAAGCGGACGTATTCAACCAGGCTATTTCTGGCAAGGAATTAAAACTAGGATTGTGGGATGACGTTGAAGATAGGGGCGTGACTACGGGATTATCTGCAAAAGTCGTGACTGAATATCACGGGAATATTGAAACGCTGGCACGTCGTAAAGTTGGCATTTATACGGGTGTGTATGCGTGGTCTGAAATCATGGGTAGTCAGTCGATGATTTATTCAGACCGTCCTTTGTGGATTGCACATTATGGCGTGACACAGCCAAGTTTACCAAGATATAGTGCCTGGACGAAATGGATATTATGGCAGTGGTCAAGCAAAGGTAGAATTGACGGCTATTATTCTGATATTGACATGGATGTTTTCAATGGCACTGAAGAAGAATACAGAAAGTATTTCATTCTGAATGAAATCATTCCAACACCTCCACCCGTCATACCATCACCAGGTGTGATACTACCATCACTAAAGGTGATAAAAAACGTCTATGTCAGGACTACTCCTAGCCAGGCAATCAAAGAAATTGCAACCCGTTACCCTGGGGAAGTAGTCAAGGTATTGGAAATCAAGTCTTTCAATCCGGTATCAGTCTGGGTTCGTGACGAACGCGGCTGGTCAGCTGTTGTACATTACGGCGTTAGGTACATGGAATAACAACCAATAATTAGTCTAAACCTAATTATCGTAGTATAGAATAGGGGCAACATTGTCAAAAGCCAAAACAATACTAGCAATAATAGCAGATACACAAATTGGAAGTAGTACGGCTTTAGCACCACCAGAATTTAAAATACATAATAGATCAACGGACGAAATACAAACAGTTCACCATAACCGACTTCAATCTTGGATATGGGAAAATTGGGTTGATTATTGGGACTATGTTAAATTTTTAGCAGAATGGACAAGTAAGCGTAAACGCAAGCATAGAATAATTGTCGCGCACGTCGGAGATGTTATTGATGGTAATCACCATGGCACTTTGCAGATTATTCAGGACGTTGGAGA